GTCATCAGTCTCCAAAGATAGCGTGAATCTTGTTGCGAATGGAGTAGACATCTTCTGGATCGAAGTCATCATCATCCAGAGCATGACCTACCATAGCATAGATCAGATCCCACTGATCCTCACTGAACAGTTGGTGGTAAATCTTTCGTGAGAGGGTGTCAGGCATGTGGTGTCTCAGGAACAAACGTAGTTTGGCATGGGTTGGGGGGTCTTGGAAACCCCCCTTGTGACAGTTACCGAACTGGTTGGAGTCTGTACTTGCGGATCAGGATGTCCCGTACATTCTCCCGATCAATACTGTCGCCCTCAAAGTCTGCACAGGTTTCCATGTACAGTAGCACGGCAGTCCTAATCATCTCATTGGTGGCACCCAGATCATAGATGCCACCAGGACCGTAGAAGTGTGTGACGTACTGAACAAACGTGATCATAGCGTCACATTCCCGTTGACAAACTGATTCCAGGACTGCTCATTCTCATCTTCATCATCCTGCATCTCAGGAATGTCCCAGATCTCACCTGGTGCTTCCATGATCTCAGTCCAGAGGTTGTCTTCCATGAATGGTGTGGTTGTGAACAAGGTCACTATAAGACCAAAAAGGGGGCGTTGCCGCCCCCTATTGTGCCAGTTATCAGACTTCCACAAGTTGCTCGCTCTTGCGGGCACGGTGGATGTAGGAACCCACCGAACCCTCAGGATCGGAAATCACTTGCTCCAGGTCTGCAACAAAGGTGCTAGGATCGGCAGCACGGAAGGTGTACTGCTTGTCGCTGCTGGTGAACTGGATGCTCACCTGATCACCCTCCACGCTCAGGTCAGAGATGGCGGTGCTGTTGATCTTGAAGTTACGCATGATGTTTTGATAATTAAGATAGTCGGATTAGGCACACAGTGTGCCAGTAGGGAGAGGGGGACTTGAACCCCCACGGGCAATGCCCAACAGATTTTAAGTCTGGTGTGTCTACCGATTCCACCACCTCCCCGTGGTATGTGACAATCATAGCAGGTCTTGCTTAGATTGTCAAGTGCTGGTTGCGAGGATCGAACTCGCCTCCCATCGATTATGAGTCGATTGCATTCGCCAGATTGCTAAACCAGCATAGGTGGGTCTCGACGAGATTGTCAAGACCCTTGTGACAGTTCTTATGCTGTCACATAGTTAGGAATCTCGACGAGTTCTACAGGTTGCCTATAACCGATCTTATAGCACTTCCAGTTATCGTCGAGATTGTACAGATACACATACTCTTCACCACAGTTATCAGACACAAACTCGTCGAAAGAACTGTGAAGAATATCTAGTTCTTCACCACGTTCTGTATGATACAGTGGTTGAGGTTCACGATCGTTCTCATACATCAGATAACCTGCTGCATCAGAGATCCATTCTCCCTTCTCATCTCTGAGTGACTTTGAGTTCCATTCTCCACGAGTGCGAAGAGATGACATCGAACCACCGTCGATGAGTTCTTCTACATCTTCACGGTTCAGATAGTGCTCTACCAGAGTCTTACCATTGCCAGTAGGATAACCATCCCAGTGGCAGTAGACACTAACCACAGAATGATCAGGAAGTTCGATGCCGATGCGTGAGCGGGTTCCCATGGTGTTGTGGTGGGTTGACTTGTTCAGTATAGGGCACTCAGAGCGGTGTCTGTGTGCCCCGTGGACAGTTCTTAGAGTGTCACAGGAGGTCTGCGTACTCTCCAGACTCCAGAGCGTCTTCCAGAGCGGTCACAAGACCGTCGAAGTCCTCGGACGATGGTAGCACACCGATGAGGATGTCTACCAGGTCCCCGTACTCCTCACGGAGTTCATCCAGGTACTCGGCGCGATTGGCGTAACCGTTTTCAGTGTAGATGGTCATGAGTGGTTCAGGTGTTGAACTCGTTCAATGTAGCACTGGATCTCACAGGTTCGCAAGACCCCTTGTGCCAGTTGTTCGAGTGTCCCAAGTGGTTGGTTTCGAACAGGTCGAACCTAGGTCAGAACAGCACCATCTGCTCCACGTCATCAGACAGTTCAGGTTTTGGCATAAGGAGACTCTTCAACCGTTCCAACTGTGCTACCCTATTGCGATCTTTTGCCTCTTGGCACAAATCCACAGGAATTCCATGATCAGTGTTAAAGAATCCATAAGAATCGACAGAACTCTTATACAATGCTGCGTTCTTACAGAAATAAACCCAATTTTCGTCAATAAAGAATTTCATGAGAAGGGATCAAACTCCTTTACGCTTGCGTGTACATTTTCATTACCCTCTAGTTCTAGAAGGTCTTTCCAGTTAATATCATGCACATCTAGATCATCATAACATTCTATATCTAGAGTGACAATGACCCTACGTTTCTGCATTAGCATAAGAACTCGGTGTAATGTGTACTAGATTCTATCATGCATAATGGCGATATGCAAGCGATTCGTAATCTTGCCCATCTCGTGCATAATCCTCGTCGAGATCTGATGTACCTAGTTCGGTACATGTATCCTCGTCGAGACCTGCATAATCGTTGCTGTATGTATAGTCGAGATCGTAGTCGTCGTACATAACTCGTCGAGATAACTGTGTTTATTATAGCATAAGATCTCGACTAGATGCAAGCACATGTGCCAGTCTCGTCGAGATTCTCATAAGATTATATAGGTCTTATAATATGATAATGTTATATAACGCTAACATTATATGAGTGTCTCGACGCCTTGTGCCAGTTTTTTTAGTGTCCTGGGGCTTGACAAACTGCGCTTCTTATGGTACGCTCGCCAAACTTGCATAAGGATCGGACATTTATAAGCACCTAAAGGCATTTATAAGCACCTAAAGGCATTTATAAGCACCTAAAGGCATTTATAAGCACTCAAACAGTATTATAAGAATCGAACATCATAATTCAACAAAATAGTTAATATTTATACAATAACACAAACCACTTTTTCATATTTTTTCCACAGTTTCCACAATTTCCCCAGATTTCACAGGTTTTTCCACAATAGCATTATCTACTATAAAATAAGCATTGTCTACCATAAATAAAAAACATTATCTACAATACAAATGAGTAGGGGAATCATCTATACGATCATTAACAAGCAAAATGGATACAAGTACGTAGGAAACACTACACTTGCAATGAACAAAGAATGGGTACATCATATGGAAAGATCCAAGCGAATGTCCTCTGAACCATTACACAAGGCATTCAGAGAATATGGCACTCACAACTTTATGATTAGAGAACTGGATGAATGTGATGAGAGTGAGTTTGAATCAAAAACAAACTATTGGATAGAGAAATATAATCCTGAATACAATGTTATTACAGTTAAAAAGGAGATCATAGAAGTTGTAAAAGAAATAAAGATCAAACCAACTGTAAAGATAGAACCTTGGGGATCTCTAACTGATAAGAATAGAGGCAATGGTAAACACTGTGGAATCAAGATACGTGGTAAGAACTTATCAACGGGAATATGTACTGACTATGAGAATGCAAGAATGGCAGCTCTCTCTCTTACGGGTGATCCAAATAAAAATGGGAATATCTTACTTGCTGCTAAAAAGGGTGGAACTGCATATGGACATAAATGGCAACTATTAGAAGAGAAGTCTAAAAAGAAATCAATATTCGGCGTCAATAAAAAAACAGAACAAATAGAGTTTCGTTATGAATCAGTTGCAGATGCTGTAAGATCTATTTCACCTGATACTTCTTCCTCTGGACTCATTAAGAGTTTAAAGAATCCTGGACGTTATAGTTGGAAGAAATGTTGGTGGTTTTATGGTTAAACAGTATAACGACCGACTTCACGATTGAAGAATCTTCTGAGTTTTCTGAGTCTTGGATCATTGATTCTTTGTTGTGTGGTACGATAAGTATCATCCTCATACCTAGAAGATTCATTATCTTGTCTTGCCTTACTTTCGGTTTGTGTCTTTTTCTTTAATGGATCAATATACTTTTCTCTGAATCCTGGTGGTGGAGGAGAAGGAATGATTGGTTTTGGTGCTTTGTAAGGTTG